TTTGGATGCAAATACGAAAGCGTTCCGGTCTCACCATTTTGGGTATTCCCCTACGGTTTAGGGTAAAGGTGCGAGGCTTGTGGCCGGTAATCAATACGGTGTAGTCAGGACAGGATTCGAACCTGTAAGCTTTTTGCCTTAATAAAGGTATCGGGCAGAGAACCCAAATGTGTCTACCAATTCCGCCACCTGACTATTTTAATAATTTTACCAAGATGTCAATGAACGTGTTTAAATTTGTTATATGTAAATATAAACAAAATAAACGATATAAAAAAACTTTTTTGCAATTATTTTTGCAAAGTTATTAACAATCTAGAAATCATAATTGGATTCGAACCAATTCCAGCTTTACAATAAAGAGTCATCCTAAATGGTACTCAACCTTTGTGAGGTGCCTCCAACCAATGGACTTATGATTATTTTAGTCTTTTGCTTACCTCTTAATAATTACACTGCCAACCGGGCCTTACCTCCCGGTGCTTACCAATAAATTGGGGCAATTATTACATTGTAGCCCGTAGCGGAATCGAACCGCTCTTACATGGATGAAAACCATGCGTCCTAACCGATAGACGAACGGGCCATTTCATTACCAAGATGTCAAATAACGTTTGTTTTAATTATAGTGTAAATATAACTATAATATTTGAACCTTGAAAACTTTTTTACAATTATTTTCAAAAGTTATTAACAATTTGAGCGGGAGACGGGGTTCGAACCCGTGACCTATAGCTTGGAAGGCTATCGCTCTACCAACTGAGCTACTCCCGCATTTGGGTAGGTTCAGACGCGTTCTGCCTACCGAGACCATTAATTTGAAGGACTTCAGGGATTAATGACACTGTTTTAGAAAATAACAGGATGGATTAATACGTGCTCTACCAACTTTCCCATACCTAGAATTATTATTTACATTTTTCTACCTAATCTCCATCCTTCAGGTATTGTATCACCTTTATTAATTTTCTTAGATTCAATTTCATTTGTTATCCAACACTTTCCATATTGTGAGTTATTAGATCCTTTTTGATACGAACGCCCTTTCATTTTTTCAATTGTTTCAGGCTTGTGTTTTTTACCAGACCATTTACCCCATTGTACAGGTTTTCTTCTTCCTTCTTGAATTGCTTTATATAAAGATTTTGAAATAGCTTCACTATTTTTTTTAGCATATTCAGGATCTGTTTCTCTTAACAATTTTAGCTTCGATGTCCCATTCTTACCGCCTTTAGATAATTGCTCTTTTGATAAATGAGACCATCCTCCTTCACCACCTACTCTTAAATTCATACAGAGTTCTTCATTAATCAATTCAACATTAACAATTTCCCTTTCTCTATTCTTTAAATCATCTCTAGATTCTAAGAATTCTAATATTTCGCAAACATGATTGTCTTTACCATGCTTATTGATTGAATACCAAAGTCTTTTGCCTGAACCAACATAACCATCTTCTAGGTTATCTGTTGAATGCATTCCAATATAAAACTTGTTTGTAATAATACATGTAGTTTTATAAATGTAGTGATATTTTCTTCTTTGAGCTCTTTCCATGGATATTTAGATATTTTTCTATAATCTATATATCCATGGAAATGGCAAAAAGTTTCACAGAGCCTCTTGAGGGATTCGAACCCACGACCTGCCGATTACAAATCGGCTGCTCTGGCCAACTGAGCTAAAGAGGCAAAAAGTTTCACAGTCTAAGTAGCAGGATTCGAACCTGCGGTCTCCACATCCCAAATGTGGCGGATTACCAACTTTCCCATACCTAGATATTGTTGTCCCACAAGGGCTCGAACCTCGACTCTTCTAGACCAAAACTAGACGTGTTGCCAATTACACCATAGGACAATATATTGTGGAACAGGTTGGTATCGAGCCAACTCCTCTAGATTTTCAGTCTAGCGCAATAACCTTATCTGCCACTGCTCCATTCATTACCAATACGTCAAAGAACTTTATCTTTTGAGTTTAGTGTTGGAATCGAACCAACCTCCCCAGGGTTTGCAATCCTGTGCCTAACCAATCGGCCAACCAAACTTGTTAAATCAAAAAAGGACCAATCATTTCTGAAAGGTCCTTTTGAATATTGTGTATGTTAATAATCGACTAGCTCATATTAACATTTCTTTTTTCAAAAAGACCAAAACCCTGTTCCCCATTATAAAAGGGACATATAGTGCCCACCGTCCAATTAGTCGGTAGATTGCTTGTCATATGTTTCTGAGTTTTCAGCATTTTTATTAATTTTATTCTTAAAATACAAGATCTTTAATGTTCTTGTGTTAATTATATATCTATATATCTTTTTGTTTCAGCAAATTTAAACTTTTTGCAATTATTTTCAAAAAGATTTTTGTGATCCGAGCAGGATTCAAACCTGCGACCTATTCATTAGAAGTGAATTGCTCTATTCGCTGAGCTATCGGACCATTTTTGTTTGTTACTATATTTATATCTGGCTATCTTGAATTGTTTCAAAATGTTTGATATGTTTACAATGTCCTCTTCTGAAACTACTTGCTGGACAATTACAATTCCATACTCCATTTCTAAAAGTAACATCATACGTTGTCTTTCCGTTCGATGATGGAATGGTATATTTAAGATCCTGCTGAGGCTCTTTAGTCACCTCAGAGGATGCCTTCACAGGGTCAATAATTATATCATCTGAAAATTCTATGTCCTCTCTGGTTGTTCCATCAGGTACAGGGATCCAATCAGGACATACATATAGGCCATTAATTGTTTGTACCAGTGCAAAATCTCTAAAAACTCTATGTCTTGGTATTTTGATCTTCATCTTTACCAAAAATACGTTGTTCTGCAACCAGTATTAAATTCTTCTATTGTTTCAACTCCACATTGACAAGACATTGTCTCTGTATTAAATTGACAATTCTTTCTTCCTGATTTCTTTGTTTCGGCCCATACATGTCTTTCTGCGTCAATCGGCGATGTTGTATATTCAGGATATACTGTAGATGCCAGACGTAAATTATAACGAGGTGCTTGCTTCTTTTTGCAAAGTAATCCAAATCCACGTAATCTTGAAAGTATACTAGTTTTAATCTTTCTCTTATATGTCATGTTGTTTGTTTTTTAATTATAGTTAAATATAACTATTTTATTTGAATTGAGAAAACATTTTAACACTTATTTTTGAAAGTTATTAACAATTTTATTGTGGTCCATCCTGGGCTCGAACTTACGACCCCCTGATTAACAGTCAGGTGCTCTAACTGTTAGATGATAGCAGCATTTTTATTATTTGAAATTGAAATTGTAGGGTATTTCCTATTACCATGTTTAACATTTTCCACAAATAGGGAATATAGTAAAAACATCTTTACAATAAACATATCATCATGCATTATGATATAAATTATAGGCTATTAAATAATAATAAAAATAAGTTCGGCCTTTTATGTCAGTCGCACGACTTGTTAATACCCTCATTCTCCAATTCTGTTCCCCAACTATATTGAATCTTTATCAATACTAAAGACTCTCAAGGTTTGGTAGCATTTATTGTTTATATTATTGTTTATCTTGAGCTACAATTCCAATATTTCAAATAACTTTAATTGTATTTTGTATCGGAGTCGAACCGATCATCTTCGGGCAAAAGCCACGCGTTCATCGCCATATAAACTACACAAAATAACCATTGAAAATTCTAGGTAGTGGCACCTTTACGCGGCCATCAATTCTACTTGCGAAGATCTTTCAATTTTAACAATAGCTCGTTTGCATATTGATTAATTTGTTATGGTTAAATATAACTATTATATTTGATCCGTGAAAACTTTTTAACACTTATTTTCAATTATTTATTTTATTTCAAATCTTTTTGGGTCAAGTTCCAATGTCTTTTTATCAAGATACTCACTCATCTTTGTAAGTTCAGCATCAGCATCTGCATTCACCTCACGACCATTAAAATCCCTAAACAATTGTCTATATATTTGAACAGTAGAATCATATGGAACCCCTGGTTGACTGTTACTTTCAATCACATATAATTTACCTGCCTTGTCTTCCATAACATCAAAACAAATATATGGTAAATCTGAAAATATTCCACCGAACTTTTTAACAAGTTCATTAAATTTCCCAGGAATCTTACTAATATCTCTTTTAATATATTTAAATTCCATTTGTTCCTTGCCATCACCATCACCTGTTTTGGCTTTATCATTCATTGGTTGTCTCTCCATCCAAAAGAATGGTTTGCCTTTAAATGTAATTAATCTATGTTCTGCTGATTTATCAATATACTCTGAATAGACATCAAGTTTAGAATGATCTGCAGCGTCCCATGACTTCTTATCCTTGAATATTTGAATTCCTAGCCCTGAATGACCCTCTGCTGGTTTTCCAATTAATGGAAATCCTATCTTTAATGCAGCATCTTTATTATTAAAAGTCTTTGGAATATTCTCGTCCCCATCAACCAATTTATGAAACTCTGCCTTAGAGCCTGATTGCTTAATAAATTCCGGTAAATTATATACATTTTCCTCTTTAATTAAACCTTCATCTAAAAGCTTCTGAGTTACCTTAGAATTGTATGTAAGGATTGGTAGATCTGGATTTATATCAATATCTTTATAATTTTCAAGTGTGACCTGTGTAAAGAAATTGTCACCTGCGAAGTCCTTATAAGACCACCACCTATGACCACTTTCAGGATTAATCGCTAAGTATATCTTGTGTAGATCTGAAGTACCCTCCTTCTCAGCAATAAACTGTTCAAATAATTTAATTCTTTTCATCTATTATATATCATAAAAAAACCAGGCCGATTGACCTGGTTTGTATTTTTTTAAACGGTTTCATGTATCTTAATACTGTGTTGTTTTTTATATTGTTCAATAAACATTTCACCAACTCCTATATCATCAATTACATATTCATCGGGGATTGCAGGTTTTCTTGCCCTTCCATTTATAATTCTGTCAGGGGTCTGATCTTCTAAAAATACTTTCATATACTTCTTCCTAGAAGTTTCCGACTTTCTATAGACAACTACTACCATTATATTTTTCGTTTAGAGATTTGATATATGTGGAGATCTGCTACCAGTTCAGAATCACCATACATTCTATCGAAATTTTTAATAAGTTTAAAACATGCATTGTGATGTTTTGTTGTTTTACATGAATCGATTACCTTTTTAATCCATTCATAAACACTGTGTTTAAACACTGTGTTTGTTGTTTGATTTTACTACCATTATGCTACAGATTCTTCGATGATTGCTTTACCTCTACGAATACGATTTTTAATTGTTTGCAACGGAAGGTTGTGCTTCTCTGCAATATCCTCATATTTCATGTCATTAATCAAACGATCAACAACGATTCCTTTATACATTTCTTTAAGTGAATCGATTGCCATTAATGCATTACCATATCTTTCCATGAGATCATTGTCTTCTTCAAGAAAATCTTGTTCAGTTTTCATTTCATAATCTTCAAATGCGCCTTGTAAGCCATTTGTGAATTCACCAGCCTCATTGATTTCAACACCAAACTCAGACAATGTATCTAATGAAGTCTTTTTGTTTCGTTGATTGATATGTCCTAATGCATCATTGAATGCGATGCGATACAACCATGTAGTGATTTGGTATTGTGGATCGTATTGGTCAATTTTAGTCCATAATTTAGTCAACGTATTTATCGCAATGTCTTCAGCCATTGCACGGTCTTTTACGATTTTGTTAATGTAAGAAGTTAATCCTGGTTTAACTTTGTAAAATAAGGTAGTGAAATCTGCATCTGAACGTGTTTCTAAAAAGTTTTCTGTTAATTCTCTGTAACTTGACATAAATTTGTTTTGTGTTTGTTTGTGTTTTAATTATAATGTAAATATAACTATTAACTTTGACCCGTGAAAACTTTTTTACAATTATTTTTAAAAAGTTTTGGATATTATAGATTCTTTGGATTGTTAGTGTCGATCGTGCCTGCAACCGGTACGCTATTATCAAAATGCATTAGTGTGAAAAACGTGTCTTGGTCCATGAATGGAACATCTTCTACCTTTTTCATAACACACCATAAAGTATTACCAAGATCCCATAAATGGTCATCAAGCTCTAATATTACATAGCCATAATTTTCAAACGCATTAAAGAACTCTCTGTTTGTAAAATACCTGCCATGTCCTGGCCAGCTTCCAACCTCAGGCAGTTCATGTATCATAATACCTCCAACTTCTAGCCAGGAGTTTAAGTTCATCCATGCATTAAATTGACCTTCCTCGAATTCAACATGCTCGGTAGTACCTATGTTTGTAATTACATTACATTTGAATAGTGTTGGATCGTATATTGACAAATCAGTTACTACGATGTCATCACCCTTTAAATCTAAAGTATGGTACTCCTTAAAATAGTTTTGTAGTATATTTTTAATTCTATACTTTTCAATGTATTGGCCGTTTATAAGATCATTAAATGCATTTTGGTCTCCAAGTTCAAGTAGAACTGACACCTTAGGGTCCACATAATTATTAGTGGCTAGCATTACCTTTCGTAGTGTTCTTGTTATAAATCCCATATATTATTAAAAATTATTAACGTCCTCCAATAGTGCTATCATTGTTGAAACCTCTACAGGCTTAAAATCCCACAAATCACATGCACAATTAAGTACCTTGGTTTTGTGGTTTGTTTTGTAATCTTTACTGGGATATCCGATAATAGAATAGGATCCTTTTGATTTTCCTGGCCATTCCATTAAGGGCCAATACGATAGGACTGAATTGACCCCTGGATGTTCCTCTATTGCATTATATAAATAATCAATTGATACAATACTTTTTATCTCAGCAACATCACGGGCAGCCTTGTCATACTCTCCGCTTATAATTACAATGTCTCCATTTAGATTTCTTGCAACTACTTCCAATGTTTCAGGATCCCATGCAAAGTTTCCAAGCACATATACAATGTCCTCCTCGGAAACTACAGAATTCCATGCTTCCACCAATTGGTGGTTCATGTCATCTACATCTACAAATGGTCTTTTATAATTTCTTATAGCTCCTTTTCTCCCAAACTGCTGGTTTGATGTTACAAATACTTTCATTTATACAATTGCAAATTTTACGTTAAAGTTATCCCATAGATTTTCTAGGAATCGTTGTTCGTTTACAGCAGTAGAACCATTTAAGATTTTACCATCAGGCGATGTGTCAATAAACATATACATCACAAAGTCATATGCTGTTGAATAAATAATCGATTGTCCAAATCCTTCACGAAGTCCAGATCCTCTATCACCTTTTTTAAATTCAATCGCAATCGTAACTCCTTCGCTCTCAACAGTCATATCGGGTCTGTTTGCAGTTCCCATGAATTGAATGTTCTTTACTGTAGTTTTTACGTTACCTTCCCATTTAATCATTGTTCTCGCCTTTTCCTTTGCGAGCCCTCTACTAAAGCCTCTTTTTTCAACAATGTATTCGGTTAATTGGTCAAGAAGGTGAGGATAGATAAATTGCTTTATCTTATCCTCACTCTGAGACTTGTAATCAATTGTTTCAAAAACATCGCGAGTAGTGATTCCATCTTGAATCGCTTCTAGTAGATCTAATCTTTTTTTAGATTTACTTGCTAGTTTCATAAGTATGTGTGTTTTATGCTTGTTCTACTTCAACAGTAGGTTTTGATGCTTTTTCGATTTCAAGATCCAATTCAGCAAGAGCAACATGTTTTCCCTGAATTGTTTTGTTATCATCCGCAACTTGGTTTAATGCATTGGTGATTTGTGCACCTACATTTGTCAATAATCTTGTGAATCTGCGAGCTGCTTCAATTCCAGTTCCATTAATGCTAGTTAAAACAGTGTACAATGTATTTAATTGCATGTTGTTTAATACCACATCAGTACTTTTCTCTTTAGAGTTTGCATTGATTCTTTTCTGATCGTTTAAAGTATCATAAAGATTAATTAAGAATGCAGCATTTTTGATGTTCCACCCATAACTCTTGTCAATTTGAGCAAGAATTGCAGTTAAATTACTTGCATTTTCTAATGCAACAGTGTACTCTCTTGTTGCCAATTCAGTTTGTAAGTCATTTACTTCAACCTCTAATTGGGCGCGCAAGTCTTTTAATTCGCTAATTGATTTTGTTTTTGTTTTTTCCATTTCAGTTTTTATTTATTATTAAAATTTTTCATTATTTATTATACAATCATAGTTAGAAAAGTTTCCAAATTGTTCATTATCTGCCTGAATTCTTCGTTCGATTGTGTCATCTTTATCGTTACGTTGATATAATCTTGACCTTCTGGTTTCCTCAGGAATGTCTAGGTAGATTATAAATAATCTGTCACGGTATACATCATCCAATAAATTTACTGCCCCAGCGTTTAGTATCATTACATCACATCGTTCAAATTCATTTACGGTTAATCCATATCGCCAATCATTGAATGCTTGCCACTCTACAAATTTACCAGTGTCAATGTTATGTTGAAATTCCTCTTGAGTTAGGAAGTAATAATCTTCACCATCAACCTCTCCGGGTCGAGGTGGTCTTGTAGTACATGAGACTCCATATTTAAAGCCTCTGTTCATAAATCTTTTTCTTAAATAATCCTTTCCGGATGTTGCAGCACCTACTAATGCGATTTTGCCTGTCATTTATTTAATTTTTACGTGAGTTAATCCAATCTTCTAAATTATATTGAGGTTTCCAATTAAGTTTCACCTCAGTATCTGATGGAAACTCTTCACTGGTAAATCTTTCACCTCTTCTCTCAGGAATTAATTCCCATTCACCAAACATGTTAGCAACATCTATAATTGTAACATTTATACCAGATCTTAGGTGCCATTCACTATTGTCATTTTTTTGTGAAGCTTTAATAAGTCCACTTACAATATCTTTTACATGTGTGAAATCACGCATCTGAGTTCCTGGAGAAACTACAGTACATTTCTTACCCTCTAAATATTGTCTTTCAAATATCCCAACGACTGTTGCATAATCACCTGTTGTAATTTGGCCTGGACCGTATACATTAAAGAAGTAACAAATTTCATACTGAAGGTTATACCAATCTCCATAATTTTTGATTAGTTCTACCATTTTAGACTTCATCCAAGAATATGGACTTAAGTTCTCATCCTTCCCACCATTTCCAAATTTACTTGAACTTGCTGAATAAATAAGTTTTGCATTCCATTTTCGGCAAAGTTCTAAAATAACTGGAGTGCCTGCTAGAATTGATTTTTGTACAATGTTAATATCATTGAATGATTGTACTATTCTTGAATATTCTCCAAAGTGGTAAACTATGTCAAATGTTTCATTTTTGAAAATGCGGTCAGCTTCCCATGTATTTCCTTCATGGTAAGTAACTCCATCTTGATGGTTTTCCTTCTTGCCTGTAAAATAATTATCTAATGATGTGATTTGATATGTTGGATTTTCAAGCCTCAGTTGCTTGATTAAATTATGTCCAACGAAGCCAGCGCCTCCTGTAACTAATACTTTCATCTGTTGTGTTTTATAATCTATTTATTATGATTATTTATCGTCATTATTTGATAACGTTCTATGTATTAGGGCAATTACATATATTGGCCATAATAATATAAGGATGATTGTTTCAATAAAATTAAGACGGCGACTCTCATCCATTCCTGATCTTATTAAAGATTCGGTTCCTAATGTTACTATGAATGAATATATAAATCCGATGATAATATAAATTTGAATCATATTATTTTTATTTAGTTATTAAGTCGAATCCCTTTTCGTTGATTCTTTCTATAAGTAATTGACGATCTCTTGTGGTCTCATCATAATTATTCATTAGTTCCTGTGGAACTCCTTCCCATGCATCTGTCCAATCACTTACGTTAAACCCACGATATAGTGCTTCCCATCGTAGATTGTTATACCTTTCCAATAAATATTCAAGCTTGTCATAAAAGAATTTAACATGGCCAGTTCCTAAAGTAAACTCAGTAGGCTGCCCTGTCATATTATATCTTCCACTCTTAATAACATTTGGAATTCTTTTGATTTCTCTAAGTTCTGCCAATAATAATTTATCTGGAAGTTCTTGTGCCAATATTCCTGTGTTAATTCTTGTCATATTAAAATGGACCCTCAGCAACCTGAAAACAAGTTACGCCATTAGCTCTCCACATTTTAACTACTTTGTCTCGATCATCAAAAACGCACATAACATCATGTCCATCTTGAATCAAATCATCTAACCAAAGTTTCTTTAGTTTGTCATCTGGAGTAAAACTTCCATTTCTGCGCATCTTTAAAAAATCTGGTTTAATTCCATGTTGATCTAACCAGATCTTTGTAGCATCACGGCTTATATCATCTCTACCGCTAAATATTCCAACAATAAATCCAGATGCTTTAAGAGCTTTAAAGCTCTCAATTACTGGTGTGTTTGGAAGGTCCATTGGAATGTTTAATGGATCAAAGAATGTTTTCCAATTCATTTTACCATCTGATTTTGTTGCCTTTGCTCGTCTTTCATCAATTAATGCAAGAGTTCCGTCAAGATCGAAGATTACTGTTTTCATTTTTATTTGTTTGAAGATGATGATGTTGTTTTAAATAAAATTCTGAATAGGATATTAAGACCTAGTGCTTGCCAAAATCCAATTGGGTGGATGCCATCAACTACGTCGACTAAACAACCATTCCATAACCACATTACTGGCAATGCTAAAAATGCTGCGAAGAATAATACTAATGCTAATCCTCCTGCAAATAATCCAAGTCCTCTATTAAAATTTTCCATACTGTTTTTATTGTGTTATTACTAAATAATTAACCATTTCGGTTTGTTTGATTTGCCCTGTTTTTACTAATTCATTGACCATATCAACACCATTAATTTGTGCCATCAGGTTCAGCGTTTGTTCCATGTAAATTAATTTCATTTTGTTTATGTTTTAATTATAGTATAAATATAACTATTTCCGGTGACATAAAAAAACTTTTTAATACTTTTTTAACAAATATTTTTCAAAGTTTTCGTTAACTGATTCATTTGGAAAATAATAGGACTTAAATAATTTTCCATTTAATGAAATTATTTTAACAAAGCCAGATGGAATCATTGCTCCTGTTGATAATCTAGATGATTGTGAGAAATCAACGTAGATTTTAATAGTTACTTTGTTATTTATTGCAAGTTCCTTCTCGTATGCTTCAAGGTACTTCCAGGGTCCACGATTAAGGTCCTCGTGTTGAAGTGCACAATTAACATAAGAAAATGACATTTTTAACTTATCGTAATCACAGTTAAACGCTGCAGCAGGTGCCATATGTCCCTTGTCCCATTCATTCTTATAATAATCTTTATCATCTGAAGTATGAATGATATCACTTGTATAAAAATTCATACCTGATCTACCATAGTATTTGCCTGAATTTTTATTACATGGAATAGTATACTCAATCTCCAAAGGTTGTTCAAAATCCTGAGAGTATCTGATATGATAACTTTCGGTTTTGATTTCAACGTTTGGTAGATTGCCGTTGAGCGATAAAAATAGGAATGTAAACAATAATGCTGACATTCCTATTAAGATATTTTTTATCACTTTATTTCTCACCGTGATTCTTATTTAAATCAGTAGAGCAAGTTATAGTCCAACTTGGAGTTCCGGTTTGATTAGGGTCCCATGTCCAATCATGATAATTCGGTGGATATGTTAGTGGCATAACTGGGAATTTTTGATTTGGAGTGTCAAATGGAAAAGATGGAGTTTCATAATCTCGTAGAAGAGTAATAGCCTCGACATGATTAATTTGCCCATCTTCTAGAAGAAGTTCAATAATATTTGTTTTATTGCTTCTATTGTTTAATAGAGAATCGGCTAAAGGAATTGTGATGTGTCCTTCACTAAGAAGTCTTTCAATAATGCTATTTTTCATATTCTTTAAATTTGTTTATAATTATATATGATGTTCCGTACTTTGTTTCATAAAAAAACCCAGATTGCTCTGGGTTTGTTCTCTGATTTCGTTTGTTTATTTTTCTTTGTTAATGTAATTTTCTACAGCAACCTGTAGTTCCGTAGTTTGGTATTGTAGTTTTTCAATAGCATGGTGACTTAAGTCGGTGAATGCTACTAAATCATTTATTCTCGCGTCAAGTCTTGCCTCTGTCCTGTCGCCCTTTGAATCGATTATTTTCACCAATTCATTTACCTCAGACTGAATCGTAGAATTTAATCGATCTAATTCTTCATAATAATCTCTGTGAAGGTTGGATATTTCATTTCCCCTGATCACGATTATTTCTGCTAATTTGTTAACTTCTTTTCTTGTTTTAAACATAACAATTACGGCCAATGGAAGGGCCACAGTTACCACACCTAAAATGAATGCTAAAATTTGTTCCATATTTATTAATTTTTTTTTAGTCTGAATATCAGAGAACTATAATTTATATATGAAATGTTAGATTTGTTTCATAAAAAAACCCAGACAATGCTGGGTTTAAATCTTCATATGTATATTAACTACCATTATAAGAACCGGACACGCCCGCCAGTTGGCCAACATCGACAACTTTGATAGTATCGTCAAATCTAGCCTTAAGTGCTTCAATTGCTAGGATTAAGTCAGCAGTATTGAGTTTATCTTCTTTTGTACCTTTATTTGCCTTGTCAGTACTCTTCTTAGCACCTAGTACAGTTTCTTTAACACTATTGATTGCTCCAGAAAGTGCGTCTGTAATTCCTCCAGTAGCATTGCCCTGTTTTTCAACAGATTTCTCAAGGTTTTCAACGGTTCCGGATAATTCCTTAACCGCTACCATTAATTTTTCAGCGAGTATTGCCATTGCAGATTCTCCTCCATTTTTAGCCAAATCATCAAGTGCCTTAAACATACTTGTGGTTGCGCGGATCGCCTTAATGTTCATTGTCCTACTCGCGTCTGACATTATCTTATATGAGTTTGCAATCATTTTAGTAGCCTTTGCCTGTTCTGTAAAATCGTCAGCATCTACACTTTTGTGGAATTCCACAACAGATCTAAATGCTTTCATTACACCACCCGATGCAGCGTTAATTGTTGAGAATCCTTTACCAACTGCTATTAATGGTTTTGCCAATCCCATTATCTTTGGTCCGATCGCAGCAATTCTTTCAAGTAACTCAATAGGGGACGGTGCATCTCCTCCAAATAATTTACCTATACCTTCAAATAAACCTCCGATTGCACTTCCAATTCCATTCACAACACTTGCTCCCCCGATTGCTGCTGAAAATATTAACCATGCTCCTCCTAATGCTGCAACACCAATTGCAAGATCGATCATGTTTTCAATACCTATTTCATTTTTAAATCGTGCAAGAACATCTATAATACCATTAATAGGTGTCAATAAAACTGAAGTTATTCCCTGTGCAACAGTTACTAAATTTGGCATTGCTGGCGCTAAACCTGCAAGAATCCAACCAACTGCTAATATTGTGATTGCAGCTACTATAATTCCCAAAGCTCCTAATAATAATGTTGCTGGTGTTAGGGCAGTTACTGCGATTCCCATTACAACTATTGCGGCTCCCATAACACCAAGTGCTGCTGCGGTTGCTATTGTCCATTCAAGTGGAGGTGCTATCATATTTCCTGGTAAAAGTTGAAATAACCATGCAACTGCCACTATTGCAAATGCGGCAACGACAACACCAACAAGTGTTTTAGCCATTTCAGCAATTCCTAATTTACCAACCGTTTTACTTGATAGATATATCATTGCTCCAAATATTACAACGGCTAAACCTGCTTTAAGTGTCCATTGTGCCTCTGGCGCAAAATATGCAATACCACTAAGTCCTTGGAAAATCCACGCAGTAGCAAGAACACCAAACGCGATAATTGGAACAGCAACTGTCATAAATAACATTTCCTTAATGCTCATTCCTTTAATTGCCTTGGAAACAATATAAAAAGGTATACTAAATACTAACATTGCAAATCCTGCCTTAAGTACCCACATCGGATCAGGTGCTAAATATTCTCCAACTTCAGCGAGACCTTGGAAAATATAGGCCACACCTACTATTGCAGCTGCCATTAATGGAATTGCAACTGAACCGTATATCAATTCTTTAATATTTGCTCCTTTAATTGCTTTCATAATAAAGTAAAATCCAACGGCAAATAAACCTATTGCAAATGCAGATTTAAGAACCCATAATGGATCTGGTGCAATTGGATCTGCAGGAAGCAATCTAAACATATAAGCAACTCCAGATATTGCAAGTGCCATCAACGGAATTGCAATTACACCAAACATTATTTCCTTTAAACTTGCACCTTTAATTGCTTTCATTATAAAATAAAATCCAACTGCAAATAAACCGATTGCAAATGCAGCTTTAAGAACCCATAAAGGATCTGGCGCAACTGGATTGGATGGCATTAACATAAATGCATATGCTGCTCCAACAATGCCAAGTGCCATTAGGGGAATTGCAACTGTGCCAAATATTAATTGTTCTTTCTTCAGATCTTTAGTTGCCTTAAGAATTAAAGAAAATGCAAATGCTGCAGGTATCATAATAACTGCAACTGCGAGTGCTAATAATAATTGTACAGGGTTAACCATTGGCATCAACATGAATATTGCTCCACCTAAAACAAGTGAGATTGCAATTCCTGCCAGCACAAGAGTAGTTGATCCTGCAAGTGCAAATAAAGAACTTGGTTTTGCAGGATTCATTCCTTTAATAGAACCCCCTGACATGTCCTTGGCACTTTTTGCCAATGCTTCTGATATTTTTATATATATAGGAACGATAAGCGCAAAAATACCCGCTACTGCTAATACTGTAAGTAATTGTGGTATTGAAATAACAGGTATAAATGAAAATATTGCAGCAGCACCTACAATTGCACCAGCAACACCTATTATCATCAATGCAGTAAGACCCACATCTTTAGCTGACATTGGAGTAAATTTACCACCGGCGGCACCTCCTTTGGCGCCAGCACCCTTTTCGATACTTTTATTTTGATCCTTTAAAATACTTTTAATATCTAGTAAAACTCCTGTTTGCTTCTTTAATTCACTTATAATCTCTAATGCGTTTGTGTTTATGTTTATAACAACATCCGCTATTACTGAAAGTGCACTTGCAGATGATTCTGTTGCAGCTGCAATTCTTTGTAAAGGAGAGACTAGTAGTTGTATTTGTTTTGTATTGTTAGTCACACTGGTTAATTTTTTTTAATATGCCATGTCTAACATTATATATCTAAATAAAAAAGGATCCACTTGGGATCCTTTCTTTTAGAGTTTTGGCATTTTCATGTTTGGCATTTTCATGTTTGGCATTTTCATGTTACTCATCATGCCGGACGTTGCATCTTGCTGTCCTTCGTTCTGTTTATTCTCCGCTTTCAAATGTTCAACCAGGTCTTTCACCATATAGTGAAATTCATAGTATTCCAAATTCTCAAGCTCGCTCGGTTGAATATGTAATTTAAGATAAATATGAAATTTAGTCTTAAAGAAGTTCGCCAGCGATATCTTGAACAATGAAAAGAGATTTGATCCCGTCACGAAAGGTGATGGGAACTTCCTCCTCCTCGTCCCCTAACTGTACTAGTAAATTTGGTTGAATACCTACTTTCATTTTTTCAGCCAGCGTATATACTAGATTGTATTTTTTGCTTGACCATCCGTTTAATTCAATTTCAAAGTCAAATATTGATTTGTCATTAAAACCTCTCCAATCATGGTGAAGGTAAGGTATGATTTGTAGTACTGACTGATCAATCTTTTCACCTTTTTGTTGTTTCTCTCTAATATATGCTGTAATCTTTTGCATAACACCAATCACAGGAGGTCTCATTGAAATTGTTCCAAATGATTTTGTTTCAATCATAAAAGATTTAGCATCATTATCATAATATTTATCCAATTCACTGGGAATTTTAAAATACTGGAAGTAATCTTTCTTGATTTCAATCTCATGCTTTTCGTTTTTCTTACTCATATGCTCGATTTTCAAGCTTGATTCTGGCTCAGGAAACGTTAATTCTCTAATTGATAAAATAATAAAGAATCTATCCTCTTCCAAAATATCCTTGTAAGATAATCTTGTTGTATTACATGTAATTCTTACGCATGATTCTACGATTTGATTTAATTTTTCGTCAATATCTAATACATTAGATTCTTCGATTGTTGAAAAGTGTCTAACCTCTGCAACCTTTGCAGAACGTATTGAAATTTCAGTTCCATCTGGATAGAACATACCGCCTGATGGTAATGAAATAACCGGGATTGCGTGATAACCTAGGTGGAAATCTGCTCCTTCAGCCTGTGGTCCTCCGAATCTTTCCATATTAACTTTACCTAAGTTAACTGGCTCCTCTCTAATAATTTCGGGTTCTACATTTTCATTCGATTGAACAATATTCTTATATTGATCCTCCAAATTTAATTCGTTTTCGTTACTCATATTTTATTTTTCTTTAAGTTTTCTGATGTCAATTTTTTCAAAAGGTTTGTCATCGTTTACCTTGTTTTCGATTTCTTGTCTAATTATCTCCCTTATAAAAGCAGAAATTGAAATTGGTCTTTCTCCAGTTTCAATTGCCTCATTAAGGATAATTCTATTAATCAAAGATACCTCGTCTTCTGAAAGAAGTACTTGTAACTTTTTTGTCAGTTTATCCATTTAACTTTCTATATATTATATTATCATTATATTATGTTTTTGTTTCACAAAAATATAGGGGATATTGTTTAGTTATCCCCTATAAGTGAAATAAATTATGCTAAGTCTTCTTTCCAAGCATCACATCTAAAACCTACCTCTAATTGAGCAGGATCCGCGGATTCATATGATAAATCATTAGTGAAACCTAGGCCTGAAGTAATAAGACAATCTTCAAGAGTTACAGTTCTATAAATATCTCCAGATCTGTTGAACTGTACGATAACGATAGTACCTACGTAATCTTTTTTAAGTCCCATAGCACCTGTTTGTGGGTCGTATTGTTTGTTATACCATTGTCTCATTGATTTATAAAGGTAAGCTTGATTTGCTTCATTTAAGTTTAATGAGAAGTTAATAGTAATATCAACTGCTGTTTCACCAGGCATACCTGCGAACGAACGAGTTGCGAATTTATATTTTTGTGCTACTGCATCAACTCCTTTATATAATTCTAATCCTCCGATTGAATTAACATGTTGAAGCGTTAACGGCGCATCTGAAACTCCAGATGGAGGTAAAATTGTAACTTCAAACAGGTTAGCCTGTACTGGTTCAAAATTTCTACCTTTTCTAGATGTTTGATCTTGTGAATAATGTGGTAAAGCCATGTTTATTAATGTTTTATTTTTTTATATATCTTATTAACCTAGGTTACCTGATTGGATTTCTCCTGTGTTTAAGATTGTAGTTCTATGAACAACGATTTCTAAACCTTTAACAGGTTCAACATAAGTATCGATGATTCCGATATTGTTGTCAATAACTTCATTCGTATTATTAGTACTATCCATAATGTTTCTAAACTCATAAACACCTCCGTCTTGTTTAATACTTTCCATGAAAGAATCTGCAAGAGTTTTAATCTCTAATCTTGTTTGTACATTGTTAAATTCAAATACATAATCTTTAAGAATATTTGCCATACCATCTTGGATATAAATAAGTGCTTCTCTAACATGTGCTGAAGAAAGCGCTGATTTAATAGATTGTTGTGCAGTTTTGTTTCCTAAGATAGTTAAACCTACACCTCTCTGGAATACGATAGGGTTGATTCCAAATGGCTCTAGGTAATCTCTATCATTTTTGTCAAATGAATATTCAACTCCCTTTGTGTTAGTCCCTGCAACAACACCACGTCTTGGACCAGCAACGATTGACCAAGGTAAAGCGTTAGTGTATTTGTCCATGTAGTTGTTAGATACATATGCAGCAGGTGGAACGATAATATCTTTACCGTTATCTGATACAATTAAACCTGGACCATAGTAGAATGCATAGTTAGCTCCTTGCGTGATGCTAGGCAATGTATATACTTTAGTTGGGTTTTTATCTTGGTTACCACCTGTTGTTACATAAAGCGATTGGAATGTTCCATTCTCATCAGTAAATGAAGGATCCGTAGATTTTTTGAAATCTTCGATTGTTGGTGCATTTATGATAGCAGACGCATTTTGTCTGTCTTTTGCTAATTGAGAAAGATTTGATTTAGTGTTGATTCCGTTTACGTCAAATGAAGTAAATGTATCTACAACATATCTAAAGTCGATAATGTCTTTGTCAATTAAAGCGTCATACAACCCGATACCTCCAGTAAGAACAGATAGATATTGGCTAATTGTTTTTTGAGTAATAACTGCTTTTGCTAAAACAAACGGCTTGTAATAATCCGATGCGTTTTCGAAAGACTTAATAATTCTATCACTATATAAAGGCTCAACGTCTGTATACACTGTGAATAATGCATCAGCACCTGCATTTATTAATTCTTTAGAAATTCTATTAACTCTTGCAAGTCTGCCAGATCCCGAAGCACCGTCAACATAATCTCCAATAGTAATCGGGAATATTTCAGGTGATGGATATATCGAACCAGTGAATGTTACTGTAAAGCTTGTATTACCTGGAGTAGCCTGGGTTACAGTACCTACAATTGTCTGTACTGTGAAATCATACGCAGTTTCTCTTGGGCTAGTAACATTATTGGCAACATGTGAAAGTAGTTCATAATCTTCAGTGTTAATAACAGAGTGTCCTACGAAATCAACCTTAGTTCCAGTTTCATCTATTACTAAATCCTCGTCAACTGCACAGAATAAACCTGTTCTTCTTGCTTCAGCGTTAATCGTTGACTCAATATATAGGTTTCTACCTTCAAGATCTTTAAATCCTGGTAAAATAGAACCTGTATATTGTGCAATTAAACTAACTTGTCTTAAATTAGCAAATTCGTTTAATTTAGATTTGATTAATCCTTCAGCTGTAAAGAATTCAGAGTAGATTGGATCGTTTAGCATAATAGCAGGATCAAATTCTCCTTTAAATACAAATACATCTAACATAAAGTCAGACATCTTGTCAAAGTCATTTAAGTATTCTGGAACATTTCCTGCACCATACCATTCTCTTGCTGTTAAATCAAATTCTTTAACAGAAGCAGCTTGTCTTACTATAATTGTAATCGAATCTTGTTTAATGTTTACGAAATTTAATAGGTTATTGTCACCGTTTGCGATTGTAGCTAGTGTAGCCGTATCTGAGGGTGTCATAAACTTATCGTTATCGAAGAATTTATCGTAATCCTTTGAACCGTCTACTGATGCATTAGCATCGACAGTACCATTTGTTGAAAGTGATTGATAATTTGCAAGATCGTTGTCGGCTACAAATTTACCTAAGTTTAATGCTAAGATAGGACCTCTTGTAAGAGCTTCAATACATGATCTGTGGAAAAACATTCCCTTTTTTTCTAATCCTTTGTCAATTGAACCAAAAACATTGTTAAATGTTTCTTGTGAATCAATTAAAACTGGTGTGTTGTAAGGTCCTTTTCTAGAGTGACCTACAACTAATCTAAGAGTCTCTACGTTAATATTCGCAGTTTGAGATTTGTCAAACTCAAGTCTATAAACTCCTGAGCTCTTAAAATTTAATAATTGAGGACTTAATGCCATAATTTTAATTGTATTTTTTTTCTTTTATTATATATCTATTTTAATTGGGCTTATTTACAATAAATCATAGATGTCGAATTGAAGATCTCCCTCCGTATCGTTAAATTTGTAAAGTATTTTTTCCATTAATTTATGTTTCTCTGGCTCAATTACATCTAACAACTCTTCCACATAATCTGCATAATCACTGGTTCCAAAGAACTCAGTTGCAGTTACACAGGTCATCATTGTATCATCATTTCCCATCTGCGCACCATAACTTCCATTTTTTAAAGTTCCAAATAAACTTGCCTCTTGGACTGTTATCACATCGTTAACTTTAATTCTATTTGTTTCTATTAATTTTTTAAAGTTTTGACAAAACACAGACTTATTATCTGATTTTAATCTTATTCCCGGCTTAAGAACCCTTGAATCATGTCTATGTTTAAATCTAAGTACCATCTCATCTTCAAAATCATTACGCCCTGGAAACACAGTACTTAAGTATTGTAACAATATACTTCCGTATGTATTGTACTCTATAATCATCTTAACGTTCTCAGAATTGAATATATTGATAGCTAGTGTGTAAAGTACCTTGGCAAAATCCTCGATTGGATGTTCGTTACTTCTAAACACTGCAACCTGATTTAATTTAAAGAAATCATACATCGCACTCGGACTTATTGAATTTTCAATGTCAATGTCTTCCATTGCATCTACTTCAAAAACATTAATTACTGAATAGTCACCTCCATTTCCCTCTGCAATATCCACTGAAAATAAATAGTACTTGTCTGAATTAGCTGCGCCTTCAACGTCAAAATCAGGGTCAAAGCCTAAAAATCCTTCGGTTGCAATATGTATATTTTCAAACTCTTCTAAATCATAGAATTCAAATTTCTTGGCATTCTTTCTGATATTTTTCATGGTACCTGGACTTAACAACAAACTTGATGAGCTTGTAAACTCATTTCCATATTGTCTATTAAATGCATCTTCAGATCCCAAGTTTCCAAGCTCTCTTTGATACCATGCATCATCTCGATCAGGGTGCTGCCACCAGTCAATTCTGGTTGGCGTATATTCGTTATTTCCCTTTTCAGCATCTGAATAAATTTCATAGAACTTATTAAATCCATTTGGTGTAGAAGTAATATTGATTCTTGAGATTTTTGATGCAGAAAGTGTAGGATAAACGTTTTCATAAAATGAATCCACAATAGTAGGGTGAACGTGAGCAAACTCATCTAAGTATAAATTATGAATTGTAAAACCAATACCTGATTTTGCAGTCGTTGATTGTCCTACTAAACGACATCCATTATCTGCACGAACATTCATTACATCATACTTAATAATTCCTGGCTTCATGAAAAACGGAAGGTGTTCAATTACAACCTTTGCCTTGTCAATAATTTCCTTGGTTGATTCTGCCTTATTCGCAAGCAGCAGGGTGGTTTTATCATAGTTAAATGTCAAGTACCATGCATTAAAAATAGAGGCTGTTACTGTATTATGTGAAAGGAATCCATTTGTATAATATCTGTGATCTGGGTGATCTACTGTTGCGTCATACATTTTAACCTTAGGGATAAACGTTTTTATTTCAACAATCCATTCTACTCCAGAATTAGTCATAACACCATGGTTAATCTTTAAATCCTTTACATAAACTTCATTAAGATATTCGTCAAATATGATATGTGTATCTGCACATTTTAAAGTTCTTCCAGTATTTGTTTTAACTTCCCATATTGTAAATGGTTTAGTTAGGTGAATACTTGACATTGGCCTATAACCAGTATCAGTCAATACTGAATATCCTTCTAATTTTAATGTATCTTGGATTTTGTCAGTTAAGTCATCTTGTGGAAGATATTGAGTTGCTCTTGCCTCATATGTTTCTATTAACCCTATTAATGATACTATTGTCCATTTAATTATTGACTTCATATATTATTTATTCTTTTAAGAATTGAATGTATTTTTGGATGGTTTCTTCGTGATTAGTGTGGTATTCAGATTCCCATATTGTAAGAACTTCATATCCATGTGACTCTATCATATTATTTTTTAAAGCATCTGACTTCCATTTTTCACCCGCAGTTTCCTGAATTGATTTATTAAAATCATTCTTATTGTATTTATTTGGATTCATATGCCAATAGTCTCCGTTAAATTCTATAATTTTTTTACCTAAAACAAAGTCATACGCAAATGTTCTTCCAATTTCTTTAAAATGCCTAAAGAATTGATTACCATTTACTGTCGAATAATGTATAAAGTTGTTAACATTTTAAAAAGCGTCAACCCATGAATAGAGTTTCCATAGCTTCCACTTAAACCATTCAGTCATCTTTAAGGGCCTTCTTTCCCTAAGTATGGTGTAAAACAGTTCACCTATAGTTATTGTCTTGGTGTTTCCCTGAGGGTCCTTTATGTCAATCCTAGTATCATGAAAATGACACTTTCCCATTTGCCTCGATGCGAGCACGATATTAAATCTATTGTTTTGAAAATCTCTAAGTAATTGCTTTTGATATTCTCTAAGTACAACCCTTTGAATACCGTTATCGGTCATTACCACTGCATACTTTTCTGCAAAGTAAACAATGTCATTTGCACATTTTGCTATTTCAGAAATTTCAGCATCAGTATATTCAAATACAATATTTCCTCTTCTTAGAAATTGCTTACCCTCATAAAATGGCATACTTACTTGTGGTCTATAACCTTTATCAAGGGCTACCATTAAATCATTTATGGATTTTGTAGACCATACTAATTTCTGGGCCTCTTTATCAGAATCCCCTGAGGGAATCCATTTATTATCAAAGTTTGTATCTGCCATATTATTCTGTTATTTCAACGTCTTCGACATCATGTTCTGCATTATCAATTCCTTCTCTAATCATTCTCATTAGGTCTTTCGTTCCTCTTTGTGTATTTCCGG